AGGCCCTTTCCAGCCACCGCAGAACCGCGTGATCCGTCACCACGGTCCCCATCACGCAACACCCTTCTGCGCGTCGCGGATCAGAACGCCGAGCCTGTTCAGCGCGTCGATCCACGACCGATCGGTCATCAGCGGCGGGCTCGCAAAGCCGGCCATAAGCCATTGGTCAAAGGCCTTAAGCGTGCGTTCATCAAGCCGGCAGAGCTTCGCATGCTGCGCCCGCCCGATCCGGTAGCCGTTCGCCTGCGTCCAGTCCGGCAATAACCGGTCCTTCGTCCAGTCGACACCGCCGTCGCGCGCAAGCCACGCCTTCAGCGCCTCGATCGCCTTCGCTGCGTCGTCGTGGTAACGCAGGAACCGCGTGTGATCGATGCCGGTCTGCCGTTTGACGAAAGCCAGCAGCGCCGCGTCGTCCCGGTTGCGCACCAAGCCGAGGTTCCATCCCGCGATCCACAGCGCCTGCAGCTTGCCCGCATACTTGCCCTCAAGCCCCTTTCGAGAAGACTTCGAGGCGGGCTTGAAGCCCTGTTGCTTGAGCACGTCCAGCACCCGGCCGCGCTCGCCGTCGCTCATGTCTTTCGACGATCGCTTGCCGGTTTCCCGCTCCAGCAGATCGCGCCAGGTGTCGTCATCCAGCCCCAGCTGCTTCTTGGCGATATGCAGTTTGGCGAGCGCGCTCATCGTCTCGTCTCCAGTTTTAGCGCTTCGACGGTCAGTTGCGCGAGTTGCGCCTGCAGCTCGATCCGTCGCCATGCGTTGGGTTTGAGTGTCTTGATCCGCCGCGCCAGCTCCTGGCGCCGCGCCTCGATGTCGCGTACGTCCCGCCACCGAAACAGATCGACTGGTTCGGGTGTGGCGGGCCGGCGCATGTCAGGTGTCTCTTGTCCGGCCGTTGAGCTTGGATGGCGCTGTCATGCGGGCGGTCTGGTTTTCCGCCAGCCATCTTGCTGCGCGAAAAAGCGGATCATTGAGCAGCCCCATCACGCACCTGCCTTTGCGAGATCGATGGTCACTGCCTGCCATCCGTCGGTGATCCGCTTGCGCACATAAAACCGGACATATTCCTTCGACCCGGTCACCCGCATCGCGTCGCGGATCGCCTCCATGGCCCGCACCCAGCGCTCGTCCTCGATCGGCAGCCGGAGCAGCATGAAGATCTCGGAGCGGTTGATCTGCCCCTCCTTGTCGGTATTGAAGGCGCGGGTGACGATGGCGCGGATCTCGGGCCCGCTATCAGCCGCCCATTCGTTGAGGCATTCGTCGATCAGCGTTTTGGCCACCTGCAGCTGCGGCCCGAAATCGACAAAGTCGGCGACAGAGACGGACACCCGCTGCAGCCCGTCGAAGGTCTGATAGGTGCGGTTGCCCTTCTTGCCGCCCTTCTTGACGCCGTATTCCTGATCCAGCAACGCGTCGAACTCGCCCAGATCCGTCATCGTGTGCCCGCGAAACCGCGCCAGCTGGGCGGAGAGATCGCGGGCAAACCCCATGATCTTGCGCACCGTCTCGTCTTCCAGCTTGTCGGCCGCCTTGACCATTTCGAGCGGCACAAGCGCGCCTTTGGCGTCCGCCATGTAGGGCTTGCCGTTGACCATCGTGACGCCCTCTTCGGGCCGTTCTTCGAGAATGACTGCGGTGTTCATGTTCATGTCCTCTGTTTCGGGGTGACGTGATTGCAGACGGCGATCGCCGCCCGTTCGAATTTCTGCCGAGCAAGGTTCTCGCCCGCGCTGTGGCGCTCCTGCTCAAGGTGCCAGCGCGCCTTGGCCAGGTCCTCAAGCGCCGAGGTCAGGGCGGCGCTGCCGCCCGTGACAAGCGGTACATGCACCACTTCGCTTCTGGCGGGCGTGGCTGGCGCCGGTTCCGGCTTGGCCGGTGGCGGAGCGGGCGGCGCGTCCTCCGCCAGCATCATGGTGGCCATTCGCCGGTTGGTGTCGCGGAGCTGCTGGTCGAGGATCAGCACAGCTGCCGCCATTTCGCGCACCTGGTCGACTGTCAGATCGAGCGCTGCCCGGCGCGAATTGACCAGCAGTCCCGCGAATTCGACCACGTCGACCGGTTCCGGCGCCTCAACGGCTTTCCTCAAGGAGGCGCTCATGCCGCATTCCCTCCGCCGCCCGGATGCCGCGGCGCAGCAGGCCGCGGCCGGGCCAGCACGAACACATTGCCGGCCTCGGCAATCATCGCCTCCCGCCGCGCGGCCTCGTTCCATTCGTGCCGCGACAGCTGGTTCTCCTGCAGGCGCGCCAGATCGGCCAGCTCGTCGAGCCGCTCGACCAGGCCCACGATCTCGTCCGACGAAAACCGCTTGCCGCCATGGGCATGCCGCTTCATCCCGTCCCGCAGAGCCTTGAGGTGATCGGAAAGGAACTCGGTCATGGCCGCTTCCCCTTCCTGAAGTCCGGATAGACGACCGGCCCGTCCCGGGCGGTGTCGAGAACGCCGCCCTGCAGGACTTCCATGCACAGGTCGTCAAGAATGCCGGCCGCAGCGCTTTCCTGCTCCTTGGCGCGGTGGATCCCAAGCTCGTGCTCAAGCATGGCGATCGCCCGCTTGATCAGCTCAAGCCTCTTGAGCAGCACTGCGGCCTTGTCCCCGGGCAGCGTGAACCCGTCCTCGGTCATGTTCTGCGAGACAAGTTCGGCGATCAGTCCGATCTCGCGGCTGATTGGCGAGGTGCGCGAGAGCGCGGCCATCTCACATGCCCTCCACGTCGCGGTTCGCCCAGGCGGCGCGGATCATGGCCGCATCGATCGGCTTGCCCGCACCGGCGGCGCGCATGCCCGCCAGCTTGATCGTCTTGTCGATCTGGCGCAGCCCGCCCGGCTTCATGCCGATGCCGGTCAGCACCTTGCGCACCTCCGCGTCGGTGAGCGCCCAGGCGTCCAGCAGGGCGTTGATGTCTTCAGCGCGGGGCTTGGACAGCCTCAGTCGCTTGCCGATCCGGCTCTTGATCTGGGCATAGGAAGGCCCATCGATGCTCCGGGTGAACCGCGAGTAGATTTCCTCGTTGCCGACCAGCGCCACGCCGCAGGAGTAGATGTCGACGAAATGCCGGAGCTGATCGATGGCGCTGTCGACCAGGTTCTGCGCCTCATCCAGAATGAGCAGCGAGCCCGACCCGTTGTTGAGCACCCGCCGCCCCACCGCGCGCACCAGCTTGGCCGGATTATGCTGGGTGATGTTGAGCGCGTCCGCGAGCTCGACCAGCATCCCGTGCACGGTTTTCGTATGCGGCGAGATGGTCACCATGTGAACGTTGGGGCGGGTGTTGGCGAACTGGCAGCAGGCCATCGTCTTGCCGCTGCCAGCCGTCGCGGTGACCGTCACGAGATCGGGCATCATCTGCGCAAACAGCAGCGTTTCGGTGATCTCGCTTGCTGTCCGTGTCAGGATGAAGCCCGGGCTCACCGGAACGGTTGCGGCGAGCCCCGACATTTCCTCCGCCGATGCGATCCAGCGCTCCACCTTCTCGTTCTGGGTTTCGAGCCGGCCTTCGTATTTGCCGGAGAACCACTGGTTGAACGTGCCGTCCGCCATGCCGATGCGCTGGGCGACATTGGACTTGCTCCAGCCGTTGAGCTGGCCGATTTCCGCCACCTTGGCGGTCAGCTGTATCCAGCGCTGCAGATCCTGTTCGGACCGCCCCGGACGATTGCCGGAGATGTCCGGATGGGCGACCGGAAGGCTCCATCCAGTTGCGGGGGACTGTCCACTTGTGCTTGTCGTGTCATTCATCTATTTTGTCCTTGCTAGATTGCTTGGGCGGGGTTTTACCCGCCCGTTTTTTTGGGCCATACACGACACTTATCGGCCCAGTTTCTCCCCGCTGACGGGGAAGTCGATGATGTTTGCCTCAAGCCTCCGCATGGCGCGGGAGAAGTCGGCTTCTGCCGCCTCGTCCCACTCGGCAGAGGTTTCCATTGAGGGCTGAGCCCGCAAGCCGCCGCCTGCGACACGTTTGAACTTGGGCGGTTCCGGTTTCGGCTTGAGCGCGGACTTGCCCGCTCCGTAGATTTCGGCCAGCGCATCGGGAGACAGCTCGGCATGGAGCCGCGCGCTCTCGCGGATCGTCTTGGTCAGCAGGTTGCGCTTGGCAGCATGGTCGCGCGCGGCAACCGTGTCGAAGAAACCGGTGTCGGCGATGCAGTCCGCCACACAGATCAGATTGTCCTTGGCGTCATAGACCCGGATTGGATCGGTCAGATGATCCGGATCGAACCGGACCGTGACCCGGTCTCCCGCGATCGCGTTCAGCGCCTCGTTCCAATAGCGGTTGCCGAAAATCTCGATCTCGCCCGAGCCCTTCTTGGTCCGGATCCGCTCGGCTGCGAGAAGCCAGAGCGCGCGCTGGTTCTCGGTTGGCCAGCGCACAAGCGTCGCCGGATCGTTGAGCGATGCGGTGAAGGTCTCGTCGAATGAGCGGCCTTTGCAGTTTGCAGCGGTGCGGCCGGGCCGTGCATTGTGCTCAGCGATCATCCGGTCGACGTGAACCTTGAAATCCATGAGCGGAATGGCGCTGTTGCCGTAGTTTTCGGGCTTTGCGTCCGGCGTGTTGCCGGTATACGCGCCCGAGCAGAACGGATGCTTGGCAATCTCTTCGGCCAGATCGCGGAAGGCCCGTTCGATCGGTTTGGACTGACCCGCATGCGGCGTCGCCCAGACTACATTGATCCCCAGCGCGGTCAGAAGGCCGTTGGGATCCTCGTCACGGATCTTGAAACGGTAACGTGTCTTCGTGCCTCCGGTGATCCATTTCGAGGCAAAGGCCCTTCCGTTGTCGAGCAGGAATGTCTCGGGGATACCGTGCCGGGTCACCATGTCGCCGATGACCAGCCGCACCGTGTCCTTGTTTTCCGAAGGCGATATCCGCCAGGCGACTATCTTGCCCGAATAGAGGTCCTGCAGCGCAACCAGTATGACGCGGACAGGCAGCTTTACCCCTGGTAGCCGCACGAATACGTCGAGCTTGTGGCCATCCATGTTGAAGGCCTCCATCGCGTGCAGCATCGAGCGATCACGGCGCTGCGCCGGATAGAGATTCTTGACGTCATCGCGCTTTTTCCGGGCCGCGGCCATCACCGGCCGGGGAACTTCCGCCTCAAGCCGCCGCCGCAGCGCCCGCTCCGCCGGGATCGGTGCCCAGCCCCGTTCGGCTGCGGCCGACTTCATGCGGCGATAGCATGCCGAAAACGCCGGGGCTTCCGGCCTCAGATAATCGCTCTTGAGCGCCGCCCAGGCCTTTGCGTCGCATTCCGCGAAGCTTGACGCCGACCTATATTGATCCGCAAGCGCCGCCAGCCAGTCCTGCCGTTCGACGCCCGCGATACGCGCCCGCCAGTTGCGGATCGCGCGCGGACTGACCTTGTGGGTCTCGGCCGCAAGCGCACACGCCGCCGTTTCGCCGAGCCCGCCCTTGATCAGATTGGCGACCTCAGCCACCACCTTCAAACGCGTTTCGCAAGCCGCTTTCCGGTCCTTCGAGAGGCCTTCGTAATCAGCCCACAATTTCGAACGGGCGTCAGCAGCCGGATCCGGTTTGGAAGTGGTAGCCTGCGCCATCTTCAGCCGCGCTTGCGCGGAGTGCGGCAGCAGCGACAGGTGGTATTCCCAGCCGCCGCCGCTGCCGTCTCGCTTTTGCGCCTTGCCGGCCTGATGCCGCCAGTGGTGTTTGGTGGCCATCTTGTTGACAGCTCGCTCGGACAACCCTGCGGCCTCGGCGATTTCCTTCGGGCTGAAATATTGCTTCATGATCGGCTCGCCCGCTTGGCTGCGATCATCGCGCGGATGTCGGCCTCATGGATTTGGAGAAATTTGAGGCTTGCCCGCACCGCCTGCATTCTGCCGATCAGCAGCTCAGCCTCAGCCTTCTTCATTCTGCCTGCCGCCACCTGCCTCGGGTAAACCTCGTGCCGCTTGGCGATCTCGCGATCGACCTCGGCAATCTGTCCGATCAGGGAAATCGTCATGTGCGCCGCCTCCAACCCTTGGGCTCGACAGGCCGGGCGCGCAGCTTCCTCAGCTCCGCATTGATCGAGCGCCGCTCCTGGTCGAGCCGGGCGATCTCGGCAAACTTGGCCTCGGAGCCCTCGAGCACCGTCATGCCGGCCTTCGACACGACCAGGTCGAACAGCCATTTGGCCCCCGTCGCATGGACGAAGGCCGAGAACCTCAGGAGGCTGATGTCGTGGCTTTCCTTGCTCTCGGCCGTGTAGGCGTCGAGCGTCGTTTTCGACAGGTTAGGCAGGCCAAGATACTGCGCCATGCGCGCGGCGATCGTCTGCCGGTCGAGCCCGCTTTCGCGGATGGCCCGTGACATCGCCCGCTTGATCTCGGAGCGGAAGCGGTCGAGGTCGACGGATGCGACTTCGATCCGGTCCGGATAGAGCCGGTCCTCGAACAGGCCCAATTGGTCGGGATGGGTCTTGATCATGTCGCACCGCCTTTCGGCGCCGCGACAAGGCCGGCATGGGAGAGGAACTTCTTGCGGGTGGCGGGCTTGGCCCGTTCCCAGCTGTCGATCAGCCGCGACAGGATCTGCATCTCTGGGTCCGGCTTCTTGGCCGGCGGCTCCAGCAGATTCATCGCCGCCCTGAAGTCGCCCTTGCTCTCCCGGATCGCGACATGCGCCTTGGCGCGCTTCGAAGGCTCCAGCTTGGCCAGCGCCAGCAACTGGCTCTGATTGTCGGCGATTCTGGTCCCGCTGATCGCCAGGCGAACCTCGCGCGGCAGGTTCTGGGCGATCGTATTGAGCCGGAAGATGGCGCGTCGCGATACGCCGAGGCGGTCGGCGCAGGCTTTGGAAAAGCCAATCTCGGCCTCCTTCGCCACGAGGTCGACAGGCGAGTTACCTAATTGTGCCAACTTGGCACTATTAGGCAGGTTGTTCTTTCCTGGGCGGATCTCGCCCCGGGTTTTCTCCCACATGTCACGATAGGTCTGGACGAAAACCGCTCGGTCCATCACCGACAGATCGTTGCGGAAAAGGTTCTCCTCGATCTCGATGAGTACCGCCTCATGGGCGTCGGCCTTGACCACCGCCGTGTCAATTTCCGCCTCCGAATCGTCCAGCAATTCAATGGCGCGGAACCGGGTGGCGCCTGCAACCAGAGTGTGGCCGCATTTGCCGTTCGGCGTTTGCCGCACCAGCACCGGCTGAAACTGCCCATGCTCGACGATCGACGCCTGGATCGCGAGTGCATAATCGTCATCCACTTCCCGCAGTCGCTCGGGCACGTGAATGTCAGCAAGGCGCATGGTCTTGAAGATCGCCATCACGCGGCCTCCCGCAGTCTGTCGTCGAACATGGCGACGGCACGGTCCGCGATGATCCGGTACTGGCCTTCGAACTCTGCGTCCTCGAGCCGGGCGTCGACGATCTCGATCGCCCGGTTGATCGATGTGCGCTTGCGACCGAGCAGCTTGCCCGCACGCATCTTTGCAAGACCGAAACGCCCGATCATCAGATGCATGGCGATCTGCCGGGCAAGCGTCGCGTCGAACTGTCCGCGCGGCGGGTCGATGATGTTGGCCACGGGAATGTGCGGGAATGCCTGTTTGACCGATGCCACGCACACCCGGAAGGTGAGATCGTAAAGCTCGGTCTCGCTGTAGCGGTTCATGGTCTTGCTCCTACAGAAACAGATGGGCGAAGAGGACGAGCGCGATGCCGGTGAGCAGCGATCCGAGGATCAGGACCACATGCGTCGGGATCTGCCTGTCGGCGGAAAACTCGGGGAAAAACGGGTTCCGCTTCATGTCTATGCCGCCTGTTCGTTTCGGCGTTGCTCAAGAGTCGGAACCCGTGTCCAATTCTGGGGTGATCGTCGCTGACCGGACGGCCTGTAGCGGCTGGGCCACAGAAGGTGTGGCCGGGTTCCGAGAGCAGCGGCGATCGCACGTTCGCCTTTGGTGTTCGGCTCGCGCATGGTGTTGCGTGCCGTGCCACTGGAAAGATGATAGGTGCGATCGATATCGGCGAGCGTGATGCCGGCCATGAGCAGCTTGGCTTTGATGCGGGATTGCTCTTTGACGAGCGGATCGACTCTATCCTCGGTCGCGGGCATAGTGAGCTCCGGGTTCTAGAAATGGAGGTGTTCAGACCTCCTTTTCTTGATGGTGTAATTCTGCGAACGAGGGGAGTTTGTACGAGAATTCGTATTCGGTCAATCCGAATAACTGAATTAGTACGAAAATTCGGATGAATGAATTAGGGAGCCGCATCGAAGAGGCCGCCAATATGCTGGGCGGCATTCCACAAATGGCGGAAAAAACAGGCATCAAAAAAACGACCATGTACGGCTGGATCAAAGGACCCACTGAGCCGCGCGCTTCTGACTTGCTAGCGATAGCCGCGGCGTCAGGCGTATCGCTGGACTGGCTTTTGGGCGGTCATGGCAAAACGCCGAAAACGTCCAGCCCCAAGGGCCTCGTCAACTCCTACGACCCGGACGCAGACGAGAACGACGAAGGCTATTCCCAGGAGACCTGGAAGCCGCGCATCGCCGGCGCCCGGCCGGAAATCGACGTCCGTCTCGGTGCCGGTGAAGGGACGGTTGGCCAGATGCTGACCATCGGCGGCAATGGTGGAATGAGCGGACATCGCGTGGTGGCCGAGTGGGTGCTGCCCGAAGCGTTCTTGGTGGGAGTCATGGAAGCGAATGCGGCCAGGACCATTGTCATGGAGGTTGTCGGAGATTCGATGCAGCCGACCTATCAGCCTGGGGACCGGGTCATCGTCGATCTCTCCCAGACCAGGCTTGTGGCCGACACCGTTTACGCCATCTCAGACGGTTACTCCGAACCTCAGATCAAGCGCCTGCAGCGCGTACCGTTCTCCCAGCCGGTTCGGGTCCGGATCATCTCCGACAACCCCGCGCTTCAAACGGACGAGGTCAACCTCGACCAGCTCCACATCATCGGCCGCATCTGCGGTGTGATGGCGAGGCGCTAGATCTTTTGCGGTCGCAGTTGGGCTCGTCGGTCATTTCAATTTTTGATTGACTCCGGCATGCCCAGCTGCCCATTTGCCCTCGGGCCAATTTGGGGACTGACAATGAAGAAGATCGCTTGTGGACTTGCTGTTTTGGCGGTGGTTGCGGGATGCGCGAAGCGCCCCGATTCGATCGCGCCGGCCGCCATTCCGATGGAGGCGTACGCTCAGATGGAATGCAACATGCTAAACGCGGACCTGGCGAAGGAACGGGAGACCCTCACGGTCCTTTCGAGAGCGCAGAACGACGCCGCGACGGGGGACGCGTTCGGTGTGTTCGTGATTGGAGTGCCCATTTCGAGCGTCGCCGGTGGGGACAAGGAAGGGCTGATCGCGGTCTCCAAGGGCAAGGTGCAGGCGATGGAGTCGGCCAAGCTTCGCAAGGGATGCTGACTTCGATGGTGGGGATGACTGCCGGAGTTTCTGTCCTGGCAATTGCCTCCGCTGCCCTCGCTTTTGTGCGGCCATCCATTCCGGCATTTGTCGCCGCAGTCGTTCTCAATGGGGCTGCGGCATACCTTTACCTTTCAATCTGGCTCGAGGCTGGCCTGTAGCTGCCGGAGCGCCAATGGCTCAGCGGTAGTGTCCGCAAGGTCGGTTTCGTGGCGACTGTCGGTTCCAACCTGGTTGCTTCCTCTCATCGTCCGTCCGCCGAACAGGTTGGAACCACTACCGCATTGTTTTTATTGTCTTACCGTTTCGTTCGCAGTCCTCAGAAACCGGGGTTGGCCGCAAGTTCCAACCTCTTTTTGGATTTTCGGTCGAAATGCTGCGCTGATGCCGCGCTTCCGCCATCGCCACAGCTCCCGGTCAAGCCATGTTTTTCAAGGCTTTGCGAATTTTGAGCCAGATTTGAGCCGTTTTTGAATGCCGTTTGAGCGCTGCCAGCATTTTTCGCCCGATCCAGCCCCGGCTGCGGGATAATGGCAAATCCAGCCGACAAACCCCGCCCGCGCCCGCCACCTGCAGGTTCCGCCTATGCCCCTGTTTTTCTTGCATATCCCGCCGTTTCC